GCTGGTCCAATCAATATAGTTGTCTGTGCTTTGTATTTCAAGACTTGGATTAAACAGTGTGGCTATTTGTTCAACTAATTGTAGTTTTTGTTCAGTGTTAGATGTCCAGATATCTAGTTTTAGTGTTAGTCTATAGGGAACAGGCATCATGCGTTCAACCGTGAAGCCGTCGCCTTGCCCGCTGGTAGGGAGACCAGTACCTGGGTCAACCATCTGTTGACGTAGATGAACTTTGCTTATGTGGAACGGTTCTTGCACACGGTCTCTATCATACTGCAAGCCTGATATATGCACAGCCATGGCCGGCACTGTACTCATAGCATTCTCACTCATGCCGCGCAGTATCTGGCTTGCTTGCCTGCTGGCATCGCCATAGAATACAGGAACTGTTTGCAATGCTAACTTGCCCGTGGCTGAATCAGTTGTACCGAACTCCACCTGGAAGTTGCTGGTCAGTCGAATAAACTGTAATAAAAATCGACGTATTTGATTGTCATAAAAGAATTGTACAGCCATTAGTTATCTGCCTTTGGTGTAAGTATTTTGCTCAGGCTCTGTCTTTCGTTGTGCTCATTGCCCTTGGAGTCGGTAAACGTATTGGTATCATTAAAGAAACTATTACGTAGAGTTTGGTTATCTCCTGCACCCGGGGTTAGGTTGGTGCGCACAGAGTCTTCAATCTTGACCCATCGTTTACCGTCAAATCTAAACAATCGGTTAGGTACAAAATCCAATCTCAAGAAATAATCACCGCTCTTGGCATGACTAGGAAATGCCACACCCATATTAACTTCTAGCCCGTTTGGTGCAGTACCGTCGCCAGACAAGTATCCGTGTACTTTATCTTTAGGAGGATAAACAGACGCATCTGTGGTAATGTTGCTATCAGAGGTAAGCGTGATTGTTTCGCCGCTGGCCACTGTGATCTTCTCAGACAGTATGATTCCGTTTTTGCCAACCAGTCCTGTGACAGTTACATTATTGGCAGCAATGATATTTGAATTAGTAAACACCGATCCAACAGTGACAGCAAATGCATTTGCGATCAAGATTCGATCAGTTTTGATTTTAGTTGAAGTAACTGTATAGGTTACACTGTTGCCACCAGATACATTTATATTGCCGGCATTGATAGGCTTTGGATTTGGATCACTTATCTGTCCAATTGCGTTACGATCCACCACATAAAGATTGGCAGTATTGTATCCAGACCTAGGAAGATTAACTTCTGCTTCTGCAATAATAGACTGGTTAACATCGCGGTATTTGTTATAGGTGCTAACAATGTCGCTGAGTGGCGATACATTGGCATTGGCAGTGAACGGATCGCTGTCTGCGCTGATCTTATTGAGGATATCTTTGTATTCCTGACTGTCTACCAATGGTTGTAGTTTAACACGCCACAGGTGTGGGTACCAGGTTGGACTGAAACCTTCTGCGGCCCAGCTTGCATCGCTTACTACATAGTATCGTTTGATCGCAAATGGAATTGTGTCATCTAGTGCATGATAGTCTTTAAGGTGCATTAGTTCCAGTACATCACCAGCAATGATCTTGCGACCCACTGTTTCGACAATGTCGTTAAGATGAAAAGTCATGAACTGTGTGCCGGCAGCAAGGAATATACCAAACTGGCTTAGGTCAAAATCTTGGTCTTGTTTTTGATAGATGCCGCGCAGTGTGTACACAGAAGTATCATACTTCCTGTCACGATTTTCCAACCACAACAGGTCTTGTATGGCAGTTACTCCAGTGCCTGCAACCGCACCATTAGCAGTTTGTGTGCCCAGGTACTTGTGCAGTATAATGCCAGTTCCGCCAATGGTAAACATTTCGCTTATGCGGCGATCAATAAACTTATAGTCACTGGCTTTATTTTCACGCCATAGGCTCAAACGTGGCATTTTGGATCCTTATTGTTGTATTTAGCGCGATTGACAGTATGCCCAAAAGGTTGTATACTATGCTAATGGAAATAAAAACTGCCCTAGAATGGAATGATGTAAGTTCTAAATTGCGAGCTCAGATGCATGCCGCACCTGCTATGTGCAAGAAAGATCTGGCCAAAATGATTGGGCAAATTGAAAACCTAGTGCATCAGCTGGGCAGTGAAGAAGTAGAAATGCGCCGTTGTAAAAAAACAACAACTCCGCGCCACGCAGACCTGCTAGAGCGTATAAACAAAAGTATTACAGACTTCGACCAGTGGCTTATGTTAGCTCATTTACAACACGGTTGACAGGATTTTCCATTTATTGTATAATTACAACGTAATCAATAATCCAAGGAGCAAGCATGGCAACAGCCGCTAAAAAAGCCCCCGCAAAAGCCAACACTGGCAAAACCGTTGCGGGCGTTAAAATTGCTAAGAAAAAAGTAAGTGTGCGCAGGGTACACCTTGCGGATGAAAAGTACACAGGTGGTGAACCACAGTGGGATACAGAACGAGCACTTGCAATGAGTGACGCAGACTTTGATCATAATCTTCGCCGTAGTTTTTATTACTACAACTACCACTTCACTGTAAAAGATCTCAAGCCCGACTTTGTTAAATGGTTACAAGAACAAAAACATTTTGCAGTTAGTAAAACTGACTTGAGCAAGGTCATCAAAAGTCGTTGGGTGCCTATCACAGCCTGTAGCATCATTGCCGCACACGGAGTTGGCATGCCACTCAAGCCTCGTGCATTGCAGTATCTTGAAACAGCGGTGCGTGACGTGGTCGAAAAATACACAGAGTACAACGAAGAAGACGACCAACCGGTTTCAAAAGAAGACAAGCCCAAAATTCATGTGCCAACTATCCAGGATCGTTTGAACGAAAAAACCAGTGCCACCATTGGCGAACTGGAAGGCTACTTTGATGATGTGGTAACAAACACAGGCACTGCCTTCAAGCCCTACGACTTCCTGGTTGCACAAAATGTTCCACAAGGACAGCTAGGCAAAATTGAAACAGCATTTGGCAGCACTCGTGCAGAACTAGAAGCCGCACAGGCCAAGACAGATGAGCAGTTGGTTGAAGGATACAAACACTTCAAGGCCGCAGACTACAAACGTATCTATGCCTGGTTGGACGAACTGCAAAAAGCAGTGGATCAGTATCGTGGCGTGAAGAAAGCCACAAAGAAAGCTCGTGTTAAAAAGAGCCCTACTAAAGAAAAATTAGTAGCCAAGCTCAAGTACTCCAAACAGGACGCAGTGCTCAAGTTGGTCAGTATCAATCCTGTGGATATCGTCGGCGCTCAAGAACTTTGGGTCTACAATACCAAGACTCGTAAACTGGGACAATACATTGCAAGCACCAGCGCAGGGTTGGCTGTAAAAGGCACAAGCATTGAAAACTACACAGATAAGAGTGTGAGCAAGACCCTGCGTAAGCCTGAAGCACAGTTAGCAGAGTTTATGAAAGCAGGCAAGGTGCAGTTGCGCAAGTACATGGACGGAGTCAAAGCAACAGAAACTCTGCTAAACGGACGTATCAACGCTGATGTACTGTTGTTAAAAGTACAGTGATCTAACTCTAGCCCAAATCCTTGTGTGCATAAATACTGCATACAGGGATTTTTTTATGGCCACAGAACAAACAGGTGTAACTCAAACCAAATCAATGATAACCGACAGTCTGGGTGGCCCCGGACACATTGCCTACGACGAAGCACGATTCCCTGCAAACGCACAGAAGCGCAAAGAGATTGAAGACTATATCCGATTCCGTTTAGGTGACGGCATGGTAGACGTTGAGCTTGATCCTGCGCACTACAAAGTTGCAATTGATCGGGCACTGCTACGCTACAGACAGCGAAGCGCGGCAGGCGAGGAAGAAAGCTATGCATTCTTGGATCTATTGCCTGAGACACAGGAATACATACTACCCGACGATATCATGACGGTTAGACAGGTGTTTCGACGTGGTATTGGCAGTGTAACCGGCACAACTGCCAGTCAATTTGAACCTTTTGCGTCAGGTTATTTAAACACCTATATGTTGGTAGCTGGTCGTGTTGGTGGCCTAACAAACTACGAACTATTTGCACAGTATCAAAAGTTAGCCATGACCATGTTTGGTGGCTACATGAATTTCACCTTTAATCCAGTTAACAAAAAAATTACCATTGTCCGAAAAGTACCCAACGTTGGCCACACTTACAAACGCATGCAGACCCTGAGCTCAACAGGAACCAATGCTGGTGATACCATTACTATCACACTTGGTGAACCCTGGGGTGGACATGGACTTAGAGTGGGTGGCACTATTGTGATTGTTAACTGTCCTATTGTTGGATACAATGACTCTTACGAAATACAAGCTCTAGATGGCACACAGCAAACAGTTACTATCCTTGCAAAACAAAGTCTAGGTGCAAACAGCGTTACTGGATTTAATCTTACTAGAACACAAGTATATTCTCCAGGAACAGACGATCCGGCTGAAACAGTACTACTATGGATCTACAACAAGAAACCAGACAGCATGCTTTTCAATGACAGTAGAATTTTTCCCTGGATTCAAGATTATTCTCTAGCAGTGGCCAAAGACATGCTAGGACAAGCACGTGAAAAGTTTGCTCAAATTGCAGGCCCACAAGGTGGTACACAACTAAATGGCGCCGCACTCAAGGGTGAAGCCAAAGCCGAGATGGAAGCATTAGAAGAAGAACTCAAACGTTTCTATGACGGCAGTATGCCTTACACCTGGGTAACCGGATAAATATTAGATCATGAAGATTAAAGACATCATTGTAGAACAAGGGCATGGCGGTATGAAACCCATTGAAGGAGAACACGAATCCGCAATGACCAATGCTCAGACCTTTCCGTCAATGAATCAAAGTACAGGTAGTGCCTACATGGGATATCGTATGGGTATAGCACTTGCTGGCGCACCGGACTATCCAACTAAAATGGCAGCAGATAACTGGATTGGTGGTGACCCGTTGCTGGCTCCTTATACTGACGTAGAGCAAGACATGGTAAATGCAGCCGCCAAAGCAGTTGGTGGTGGTCCTTCGCAAAAATGGAGTGGCAAGCGTAGTCAAGAAATTCCTACCACATACAAACAAAGCCCTGTAGCTAAACCTAAAAAGAACAAATACGGCGTATAACAATTTGACTTTGTTACACTAATATGTAAAAATAGCCTCTACACACTAGAGGTTTTTTTATGATCATAGGCATTTGCGGATTAATTGGTAGTGGCAAAGATACAGCGGCAGACTACCTGGTGGGGTTTCATGGCTTTAGACGAGATAGTTTTGCTGGCACACTAAAAGATGCAGTAAGCGCAGTGTTTGGGTGGGATAGAGAACTTATTGAAGGACGCACACCAGAAGCTAGGCAATGGCGTGAACAGGTCGACACCTGGTGGGCAGAACGCCTGCAGATGCCACACTTGACTCCACGCTGGATTCAGATCGG